CCAGTATTTGGCCTTTAGTTTATCAAGAGTGCCTTTATCACAACCGTGACGAGCACGGAAAGACTTACGACGTTTTGGGTTTGATTTCTTGATGGTCATATTGGCGTCCCCAAATCTAACTATCTTTTCTTTACCCTTGTCACACGCCTTAACAACAAACTTTTTGCCGCCAGAAACCTGACGTTTCGGTTTGTTGCACTTCATCTTATCCTTGTCGATCTTAGCCATCTTACCCTCAGAAAAAACGGCGGCTTTTACACCGCCGTTGCTTTAACCAAAGAATCCAGTAATTGAGTCAATGTTGGTAAGCGTCACATGACACTCATCATCAAAGATCATGCCATGATCTGGAATAGTAATCTGGTTATCATCACTTTGATGAAAGACCATAGATAACTGTGTTGCTCCACCACTACCGTTTTTGAACACAACCGCAGGAGAACCGCTACCCGCAGTTTTTACATAAAATGATTTTAGTCTAGTTCTACCGCCCTGTAGTGTTCCAGTCGCCGTAGCTGTCTTTGCAAAAATAGAAGCAGCCATCTAACATCTCCTATTAGCCAAGGTTGTTGTTCTGAGCATACAAAATAGTAACGCGAACTTCACCCGCATTTGTTGCAGCAGAGTTAGTTACAGTCAAACGAATGTCTGCTGTTCCTGTGTCCTCCCACGCCAACGTACCGCCTGCTTGAGTAGTAGGATATTTACGTCCCGCCGTAGTTCCGATAGCAAATGTATTTACAAGAGTTGCTGCACCACCAACCGTGTCTCCAACACTTAGGTTAGTAGCTCCACTTGCTGCTGTAATAACGTCAATTACACAGTCAATAATCTGAGAGTTTGCAGGGATAACAACGTCTGTCACAGACGCAGCTAATGCACCACCAGATAAATCTGCTGCAAATGTCTGAGACATTACTACTTGACCAGTGTTTTTGATGTTTGAACCAAGAGTTGTACCCGTGGTTTCTTTGATGGTTCCTGCTTTAATAGGACCAGAGAAAGTTGTCGTACCCATGTTGATCTCCTGTCTAGGGTTAGTCAGCCACACCATGTGACTGTCAGGGATACAAACAGAGTAACTTATCTTTAAACAAAAAGAAAGGGGCAACCGAAGCTGCCCCAATCAAAATGGAGGTAATACCTCCTTATATCACAGTTTAGGCTCCAGGTGAACCAAAGATACAACGTGGATCTGAGAATCCAAAGCTGTAACGTTCACGAGCTTTAAACCTCATGTTTCCTGTGTCGAAGTCTGCTTCCATGTTTGTGGATAGCGGAGTACGCTCAAAGTGGATCATTCCACGAGGAGCATCAGTCATGATAAAGAACGCATCAGGATCTGTTAGGAAGTCGTTAACGGCATAACCGTTAGGCAACATGCCCATTGATCTTAGTGCGTTTGTATCATTGTCCGCTGTACCAACACGAAGGTTAGATACCATCAGACGCTCTGCAACGAATTGCAGTTGTCTTGGGATAAGTAACTTCATGCCACGTAAAGCAACTTTTAAACCACGCTCGTCAACAAATCCTGCGATATTAATCAAAGCATCTTCAAGAGATGTTTCGTTTAAATCAGCAGCAGTTGCAGGTTCGTTGGCAAATGTACCTCCAGAAGTTAGAGGATGGTTAGTCGCACAAAGTGCAACACCATCACCACCCGCAGTAGCACCACCTGTGAACGCTGTGTTCAATACAGATGCAGCTTTAACCTGCTTTGAGTGTGCCATTGAACGAGCCAACGCACGAGTATAACGTGAACCAAGACGATCATAGAGATTGTCTTCGATAGCTTCCTCAGTGATTGAGAATGCCAACGCTACTGTTTCGTGGTTGTAACGAGCAGTGTATGCTTCGTTAGCGTCGTCAAAGTTTACTGCGCCACCTTCTGATTTAGTCGGTGCCGCTCCGAAGCCGGATAACATAACCTCTTCTTCAAATGCTCGATCTGAAGATTCAGTAGTGTAGATCTCTGCATGTTGGTTTTCGTACCTTTCGTACTCCATACCAAACAAGGCGTTGAGACCTGGTTCCAACTCTTTCGCTAGTTGTGCGCGAGATATAGCCATAAGTCAGTCTCCTTATACGCCAGTCGTTGAAACAGTACCGCCTGCAATCGCGCCATTGGCGGAATTGAAGGAGTTGTTTAAACGAACAATTACAGGGATACCCGCTGCGGTAAAATCTGAGTTTTCAGGGTCATCTTGGATACCCATGATTCTCAAATTTAAGTTTGCAGTGGCAGCGATTGTGCTAACAGCCAGTTTTGCGGAGGAGATACCAGTCGTAGAAGAACCAGAAGCGCCGTCTGCAAAATTTGCGTTTGCGAACACATGTCCTCTAGCAGTTGCTTCGCTTGTTAGTGAAGCATCTGAACAGATGACGAATGTTTGCATTGGGTTGTCATACACGAAAGCTTTGACGGGATGATTAGTATCCGCGCCAGAGCCGGGCCAGTTGTTGGAAAATATTGTTTCACCAGTGGTGGACGAAACGTATTCACAACCCCAGAAAACACCTACAAGACCTACAGTGCCACCCGCAGCCGCGCCAACTTTGTCAATAAAACCAGTTGATAGCGGGATAACAGGTGAGCCTTGAAAGATCGTGTTTGTATTTCCGGCTGCTATACGATACTCGGTCGCACCAGTGGTGTTAGTAGCCTGACCGACTACTCCAATCGGACGAAGTCCGAATGCACCGTTAGTGTTTGCCATAGTAGCAATCCTTTATGTTAATCGGAGTCTCCGTTGGATCCCCCGAAGGTTACACGACTTTGCCGATTATTAGTAATCGGCATTGAAGGATGTTGTTCCTTCATCAAGTCCTGATCCACAGCAGTCATTTGTTCGCGGGTTCGGCCCCCGTAATACTCGTTTCTCTCATGCGCTGTCTCTTCAGGTATACGGCACAGCATCAATCCGCCTTGTCCAATCACTCCCTGATATTTGCCATCATCGATGACAGGAGCTTCATAGTGTGGATACTGGTCTGCGCGGACGGGTTCCCATCCTTCACGTAGCTTGGCATGGACGTTCATCTTGTCCTCCTCCCCACGCATTGCAATTCGTATCCACCGATGCACAAAACCCTTTGGGGCTTCAGGTGCTTCAAGGTGACTGGGCGGTGCCCAAGGTTTTCTGCGAGTTTCTTTATCTCGTGTTGCGTTTTCACGCGGTGTTCTAGTGTCAGCCATTTGTTACTCCTTCACATACTTGGCGTATTCTTCAAGAGGTACGCCCAGTTTTTTCGCAATCGCTACTTGTGAGTGCGATAACTTGACCGACCTGCGCCCTGATTTTGCTGTACTGCGGGATGCTGAAGCAGCAGCAGCGGCGACCTGTGCTCCACCCGATTTCTTAGCCGTCTGGAATTTGTGTGGAAACTCCTTCCGAATACGACTATCAACTTCAGTATAATACTCATCGCTCTTCGGGTCAAACCCTTCTTCTTCAACAAGTTGCTGATGAATTGTAAAAGCGGCTGTAGTCATTATTTTATCATCACCAAACCAAGCGTTTTTCTCTGCCCAATCTTGAGCACGAGGATCCGGCTGTGGGCGTTGCTGTACAGGAGCTTGTTGAGGTTTTGGTTGTTCTTGAACAGCAGTCTTAGCCTGTTGATCTGCACGAGCTTTTGCAGTGTTATACCTTGATTGTTCTACAGCAATAGTAGAAATTAATTGTTGAGCCTCTAACATTTTATCTGAATCACCTGCTTCATACGCCTCTTTGTAAAGACGTTTAGCCGCATCAGTTTGAGACTCTAATCTTGTGCCATACTCAGAAAGATATCCTGTGTCCAAGGCTTGCACACGGGATTTTAATTTTTTATTTTCATCAAGCAGTTCTTGGGAAACTCTAAGTGCTTCTGCCTTATCCCGTTCTTCTTGACGATACTTTTCTGTAAGTTTTTTTATACGAGACTGAACACCTTTACTGTAAGAGTCTAACTCATCTCCTTGAGGTTTTTCTTTTGGGTCTGTAGTAACCTCAACCTTGTCTTCAGTAGCTGCTTCGGGTGTTTCTATAGTTATTTCTTCTTCGGTAACCTGCTTTTCTTCTTCTACCATGACTTATCCCCTTATACTTGTTTTACATCATCAGGCTCAAGGATCGTAGCAATGACTTCATCATCATTGATTATACGAACTTCTCCGCCGTCAATCTTGAATCGAGAACCAGAGTAGCGACCAATGCAAACCCATTGACCCTCCTTGCACCATGGCTCACTTTCAGATCCAAACTTACTTGGATCTTTGTACGCCAAGGGTCCAACCTTCATCACGTATGCTACAGTCGTAGCTACAGACTCACGTTCTCTCACTTCATCAGGAATATATAAGCCACTCGCAGTTTTAGCTTTACCTTGATACGGCATAACTAAAACCCGCCAACCAGTCGGTTGCGGGAGTCTTTCGAGTAACGGTTTATCTAAGAGGGACGGGTCTAGCACCCGTTCATTAGCGTCAACATATGCGCTATTCAAAGAGTCAGAGGACTTAACCTCTTTCTTTTCTTTGTTAACTTTCTGCGCAAGATGTTCAGGAAGATATAAGGTCTTCGACATCGTCTACGTTTTTCTCCAGCAGGGACTTGATTTCTTCTCGAGCAAAAGAGAGTCCCCGTATCTCTCCCACCGCCATTTTGTACTGTTCCCAATCTTTAACAGCACCATTTGCAAGAGCAACAGATATATCGTTTTGTCGCTCTTCTAATTTTTTATACAAATATTTCGATAAGTCAACAACATCCATTACATAAACCAACCATAAATTTTTACCGTTTCTTCTTTACGATGCTTTAAACCGTTATACCCACCATTCACTCTTTTTGTGATAGTTTTTATAACCTCGTTGTTAACACCCTCATCACATATGTCCCAAAGTTTGTTTCTGTGAAAGAACCAGATAGCAGATTCCATAGGATACTTAGTAGCAACCAAGTCAGGATCATCCATTATCTCAGGCAAATCCATGTCCGCCGCGAATTGAGAGTAGTTATTTTTGCCAGTGCACTGTAAAAATCCACGTCCTCGCCACAGATAACCCTGTCCATCATTGCCCATCCTGTCACCATACACACGGTCTGCTAAAGCTTGTGGATTTCGGGCACAGCTTTCGGCGTCACTTTCAGACTTAAAGTATTTTCCAAATACTCCTAGTATGGATTCTTTGCTATAGTTTAAATTCTCTTGTGTATAACGAAACGTACCACTCTCGTGCACAAGCTGCCCTAAGAAATGCGCTCCACGCTCTGGATTCAAAGCGTAGTGGTCACAGATCTTCTTTGCAGTGTTGGGACCAAACGCACCGTCAGGTGAAGATCCTATCTTTTCCTGTAATGTTTTTAATGCTTCACTCATTTACAACCTCTTTTGTTCCACAAACACGTTCATACACCATATCGTCTATATAGGCTTCTGCCCATTTGTTTTCTGTAAAGGTACAGAATACCCACAGATCATTTACATCATCATTCAACAAATTAATAATATCTTGTTGCGAGGATACTTGGCCTTGAAGATGTTCAATGTCATGGACGATGTTGCTTATGTACCACACTAAACCAACTAATTGCACAGCCATAGCAAAAACTAATGCAACAGGTATTTTCATATCAGCCATAATTACCTCTTAAAGAACTTCTGTACACCACGCACACCAAATGACGCTGATATGGCGATACCTAAACTGTAAAAATACCAGTCTGGTGCTTTGGAGAGTTGTTCAAAACCACTATCTACCCAACCCTCAGTGCCTGGAACAAACGCCAAAACAAGCGGAATAGACAGGACAATAACAAACCACTCGTCTTTCCAACTCGATTGAGAGCCTTGCGCCATGATGCGTTCCCAATCAGCAACACTTGTTTCCTTACTAAGCATTATCTTAGCTTTGGCTTCTGCCTCTGTTAGCTTTAGCTTTGCACTTGCAGCTTGTGCCTGTGACTTTGCATCGAACCAACTTCCTGCTAAATTAGCTATTGGTCCTATCAATGACTGTAACATTAACTATCCTCCATCTGTATACTGGTCTTCTTGCTCTCAGCCTTTGCGCTGTATGCATTGAATCCCATAAAAGCTGCGACCACTCCAGAAGCTGCTATGACATATACACTTGCTATATCTGTTATCAGACTTGCCGCTTTGTCAAATCCAAGTACTGAAGCAAGCAAGATGATGAACGGGTAGATCAACATTCCCATTAAAGCAAAACCTGTAAAACGTCGCTCTGCGTTACGCTTGAGATCCCGGTCAATCATCTCAAGTCGTCTATCCTCCAGAGCAATTTTATTCCACTCTGATTTCTCTATAACGCCATTGTTATTGGTATCTGCTTTTTCAAACTCTGTCATTTTTTTGACCTCGCATATGCAACCGCTATTCTTTTTTCCCGTGTGATTATAACAACTTTACCAGATTTGTCATATATTATGTATTTTCCACGCCGCTCAACTACAATCACAGTTCTATTTTAATACACACAACTTTTGATTTTTCGTTCGTTACAAGAACTTTAGCCTCTTCTTTTGCTAATTCGCACACCTCTTGTTTAGTATAACTTCCTACGTGATAATGTTCAAAGTCACCACCAGTAGCTGCGCTTGTTGTTAATTGAACCCAAAGTAAAACCCACATCTACCAACGCCCCTGCCATCTGCCTAAAAAATAAAAAGCAATAAACAATATTCCACCACTTAGTACAAAGATAAAAGCACCAATAGCAAAGTTGATAACCGCATCAACTTGCTCCTGCTTACGATATAGTTCGTCTTTTCTTTGCTTACGCATCTGGGCCTCTATCTGTAGGACTTCTTTCCAAGCACTCGGCCCATAGTTCCAAGAGATATGATCTTTAATCTCTGCCCTCATCTGTTCCATTTTTTTCTTATTAGCAAAGATTTCCAGAGCCGTCTCTTCATCGGATCCCTTAAACGTCTTCTTCCAAAACGGAGGATTCTTCTCACGTTCTTCAATGTTTGTGAAATCAGAAAAAGCCTTACCCCAGTTAGACAATTGACCTGTCATATCCTGAAGATCTTTCCCTGCGGCAATGGCAGACTTTAATCCTTTAAAAGCCCCAGTTGCCATCATGACACAACTGACGGGGTCCATTATCCCCTCCGCTGCGCCGCCTGACGCTGCACGTCAATGCGTTCACGGTTTACTTCGTTACGATTCTGAGCAATGTCTTCTTGGCTTTCAATACGGGCGGCATCAGTTGCTGCACGTTGCTGCATCTTCTGTAGCTCCATCAGCATGTCACCTTGATCGTCTTCTACTTTACGCTGTAGATCTTTTTCTTTCAGAGCCAACTCCTGCATACGGATCTGAACAAGTGGATCTGCCATTGGATCCTCTCCAGTCGGTAGTAGTCCAGGTAGGACTTCAGCCATGAGTTTCTCCATCTGCATAGAGATTAACTGCTCCATTTGAGCGGGATCTTGCATGTCCTGTTGAACTTTCATGATCTGTTGTTGCGCTGCCATTGGATCAATAGCACCGCCTTGCGCTGCCAATTGAGCTTGATTGATGATCTGTTCAATCTCTGCCATAACCATCTGACGTGCTTTTTGTGACACATGCTCCATGATGTGTGCGTAAAATGTACCCATGACTTGCGGTGATGTCATCACAAGTGGTGCTTTCATAAACGCCATGTGCATACGAATATGTGCGTCATGATCTTGATCAGGAAATGTATTTAATATTTCTCCCATCAATGCACGAGCATTCTCAATAGCAGGATCTAATGGCTGCGGTTTTGGAGGTGGAGGTAGTATCTCATCTATATTCTGTACCTCAAGGGCTTGGTACATCCGGCGATAAGCCGCGTGTAGATTGTGTACCTGTGGATTAGATTGAGCAAGCTGCAACTGCGTCTGTGCTAGTGTAACCCGTTGTGCCATCGAGAATATGTTTGGATCACTAACAGGAATAACGTCAATACGATTATCGAAGTCCTCTGCTTTGATCATACGGTTGCCACCCTCTACATCGTAAGGGTATTCAGGTGGTAAGTTATCTCTAAAGATCCTGGCTAATACACGGAACTCTTGACGTTGCGAGTAATGCAGCCGTTTGTGAATAGCTGACATGACTTTCATGCCGCGTTCTAGCATAGCCACTGTAGTGCCCACAGGAGCCGCTGTGTTGCCGTCTCCAGTCTGTTGGTCTGCTAGTGAAACAAAACGTCTTCCGCCCTCTATGAGTGCTCCTAGCAACTGTGCGAGGGTTCCTGATGGTTCTTTGTACGGTAGCGGTATAATCGCATCCCGTATATTGCCACCCGGTGCATCTATGTCCCGCCACTCACCCGGCTGTAATGGCTCGTCATCATTGCGAACCCTTACGCCTCTGGCCTTGAATCCTGCCGGGAGGTTAGCAAGTGTACCCGCATCGATCAGTTGTCGAAGGATACTCGTTG